TAGTTGCGCACTCGGATTATTTAAAAAAAACTATAAATTCCTTTTCTTGGTCTTGAATAATATGATCGATATATTTATACCAAAATTTCCTTTTATTTTCAGGGGTTAGCTTTTGATATAATTCAATAATATTGTTATTGTTTAATATTTCTTTATATTTAGACAAGTCTCTTATTTTAGGAATATCTTTTAATTTTATCTCATAACTTAATTGTTTTTGAATTTCATTATATTCTAATTCGTATTTTTCTTTTGTAATTCTACCATCAATATACAAATCATTTAATCTATTAAGCCTTTGATTTAAATTGTCAATTTTATTAATATTTTTTTGAATAGATTGTTTTTCGTCTATCTTTTCAATAGAGATAGTGTAGTCAGTTAGTTCTTTTATAAAGTTCTCTATTAGCCAATTTTCTAATTTTCTTTCATTGATAGTATGGTTATTAGTACATTGACTATCTAAAAAGTGCTTAGAGCATTTATACGTTCCATATTGTATTATAGAGCCGTCAGCGTGTTTTCTTCTACCGATAGAGCCTGACATTCTTCTATTACAATCATAACACTTAATTAATCCACTAAATATAAAAAGGTGAGTACTTCTATTATTTTTTCTTTGATTTCTAGAAATTAATGTTTGAATATTATCCCATCTTTCCTTAGTGATATAAGCTTCACAATAATCTTCTACACCTCTATATGTACCATAATACATAGGATTCTTTAAGAATTTTTTTACACATTCATATCCAATAGGACGGAAAGGGTAGTTTTCATTTAAGTATCTAGTAGTAGCACTTAAAGATAATGTTTCCTCATATTTTTCAATCATATCAATAGCCATTTGTTCAGTATCAGGGTCTTTAACAACTTTTTTATTGTGTTTCTCACCGACAACACGAAGTCCAACAGGTAATGATTGTGATCCAAATATAGGTCTTTTATTTTTTACCATACTTTCAAAATTAAATTTTATTCTATCAGAAGTTTGGTCTGATTCATTTTGAGCTATTGATAATTTCATATTAAGGTATAATCTACCATTAGAAGTAGTAGTATTATAATCTTCGTCACTACATTCCCAATCAACATCATTTTTATTTAAAATTTCTTGTACTTTATAATAGTCAGCAACATTTCTGAACCATCTATCAAGACGCCACATAATAATTCTATCAATTTTATCATTATTAACATCATCAAGTAATCGTAATAATTCTTTTCTATTAGATAACTTAGTTCTTGCGGATTTTCCCTCATCAACATATATATCTACTATCTGATAATTATTTGCTTTACAATATTCTTTTAATCTTGTTATTTGGCTTTCAATAGAATATCCGTGTTTAGCTTGTTCTTCAGTAGATACTCTTATATATAAAGCAACTCTAATTATTTTTCCTTTAATATATTTATGTGGGTTGTTAATATAGTCTACAGGATTAGAAATATCCTTTGAAACTAAATATTTTTCAGTATAAATTTTCATTTTATAGCACTTCCTTTATTGTTTATTTTTTTATAATGTGCTATAATTGTATAGAAAAACTCATATACAATTATAGGTTAATCCTTATTTTTGTTAAGATTGGTAGTCTTGGGGTTTTTCATCTTACGCTTAGAGTTGCACCTCTAGGCGTTTTTTTATCTCCCGTAATTTTCTTTTAAAATACCATATTAGAATATTTTATTGTCTAAAATGCGCTTTTTTGCACTTAAAATGTGATTTTTTCGGATATTTTAGGTATTTTTTTCAATTTAATATCAAAAAACGACATTTCAGAGTAAATTTATATAATAAATACCAAATATTGGTATAATAAACTATTTATCTTTATAATAATGACCCGAGAGGGGGAATAATAGATTGAAAAATACTGAAGAATTGCTAAAGTTATTAGAAGAATATGATATTGATATTTATTTATATTTTATTCTATTGGAATATTTATAATATTCCTTTATTTTTCTTTATCTTTCATAATAAAGTTTTTATTAGCTATAGCAAAATCTATTAAAATATTAAATTCTTCTTCAGTTAAATCTTCATTATTTTTTAAAAAGCCTTTTTTCTTTAAAATATTTTTAAATATTTCTAGATCATTATTTCCCTCAAAAATATTTATTATTTTTGATGATTCTTTAGGAACATCTAATCCCATTAGCCACGCCGGACTAACATCTAGAGCTTCGGCTAAAATCATAAGTTTTTTTTGCCCGGGTTCTATTTTACCTGATATATATTGGCTTAAATCATTTCTATTAAGGGGAGTACCATATTTTACACAATATGGTTTAGCATATCTTAATATATCAACTTGTTTTAAGCCTCTTTCTTGCATTATTTCTTTTAATCTATTTGAAGTAGTTGACTTTTTATTCATATTTCATTCCTCCACAGTTATTATTATATACTATTTTACATAAAAATTCAATTAAAAAGTTCAAAAATTTGAATTTTTGTGTTGACAATATTTTTTTTAAGTGGTATTATTAAATTGTTCAAAAGATTGAACACAAAATTAAGAATAGGAGGTGTCTAATGTTTGATTATACAAGATTGACTAATAAGATTACTGAAATTTTTAGTTGTGATGTTAATTTTGCAATAAAAATGGGATTTTCCGAAAGAACGCTTAGCTTAAAACTAAATAATAAAAGTGAATGGAAGCAAACGGAAATAATTAAAGCTTGTAATTTATTAGGTATAGCTGTTAGTGAAGTAGAAATTTATTTTTTTACATTAAAAGTTCAAGGAATTGAACAAAAATAGGAGGAACAAAATGGAAACAGGAGTACAAATAACATTAATTATATGTATCACTATTGTAATTATAATTTATTTATTAGGTTCAATAGGTAGTGATTCAAACAATACTTCTAAAAAAAATGATAAGAAGTAGGTGCGTAAGATGAAAAAAGACAAGACTACCAATTTAAAAGACTTACGTGAAGATATGTTGAATTATTTAATTAAATTATTTGAAGAACAAGAAAAAATAAAAATCACATATCAAATAACAAAAATATAAGGAGAAAAAGAATATGAAAAGGAAAAATAAAAAATTTAAAATCAAATGGAAAAATGTATTGTTACTAATGTTGTTACTATTATGCGCATATGTAGTAGCTCACGATGTATTTATGCTTACTGTTTATCCTTTAGTAACAGATAAGTATGTAGGGTGGACTTGGTTTGGATTTGCAACTTTCATTATGGCGTTTGCTTTAGGGGGTGTTATTGTTGAATATATTGATGCAGAAATCAACAAATAAAAAAAGATTTATGAATTGGTTGAGAACTCATAAATCATAAATGTAAAAACAAAACTTTTTACTATTAGATTATAACATTTAATAGTGAAAAAATCAAAGGAACGGAGGTAATTAATGAAAACAAAACTTTGTTCCAAAATAAACATTTTATACATCTTAAAGGAGGATGGTTCGTATGAAAGATAACTTTTTACTGAAAAAATCACATCAGGAAATTTTTAACGAATTATCCAAAGAAGAAGCTGGAGAATTGATTAAGGGTATTTTTCAATATGTTAATACTGGTGATAGTGGGTTAAGTGGTTTATTAAATGCAGTATTTATCCCAATAAAAAAATATATTGATGAAAATGAAAAAAAATATCAAGCAATATGTGAAAGAAATAGACAAAATGGTGCTAATGGTGGAAGACCTAAAAAAGAAGAAACCCAAGAAAACCCAATGGGATATGATGGGTTAGAAAATGAAACCCAAGAAACCCAAGTGGATAATTTGGGTCAAAATACTCATATATCATATATCACTAATCATACTTCATATGATCATAAATCAAATAATCAATTATCAAATAATAATTTAGATATTATTAAGAATATTGTTTCTTATTTAAACGATAAAACCGAAAGTAAATTCAAATATACAACAAAATCCACACAAAGAAAAATCAATGCACGATTGAACGAGGGTTATAAATTCGACGACTTCATAGCTGTAATTGATAAAAAATATAAAGAATGGAAAAATACTGAATTTGAGCAATATTTATGCCCTGATACTTTGTTTGGTACTAAGTTTGAAAAGTATTTGAATCAAAAAGTTAATAGAAACAAAAGAAAAACAAAAAATGATGAACAGTGGGATTTTTTGAAAGGAGTTTATGATGGAACAATCGAAATTAATTAGTGGAATTATAGCAAAATTTAAAATAGCATATCCTTATTATTTTAAAACCTTAACAACAGAAGAGGTAGTAGGTATGTTTAATATGTATCAAAGCCAAATAGTAGGTTATAAACCTGAAATAATTATAGGGGCTATTGATGAAATAATAAAAAAGTCTAAGTTTATGCCTAGTATTGCTGAAATATTAGAAGAGTGCGAAAGTCAATTAAAAAATTATTCTTATGCAATTTCGGAAAAAATGAAAGATGACGGTTATTTCAAGCGTGGGTCTTATGGAGAACTAGATAAGAATCAAGAACTTAGAAATTATGAAAAAGCTACTCTGTGGCTTAGCAAAAAAATAATTCCACAGTGGTTATTAAAAGATATGATGGCTTATGGCTATGAAAATAAATTTTTATTGCCTAGTAAAGATGAAAATAAGAAGAAAATAGGAAGTGGCAAAAAAGATGTTCGATTATTGGAAAGTTAAAAAAGCTTATAACACTTTAGAAGTGAAATATGAAACTTTAAAAAAAGAGCTTGAATATAAAAATAGAATTATTACAAGACAAAAAAATGCAATAAAAAAATTAAAGGAGGAAAGAAAAAGTGGCAACAACAAAAACAAAGAAAGTTGAAGAAAAGAAAACATATAACTTCGGTGAAAAAAAGACCGAAAATATAAATGGAAAAACTTTACCAGTAGAATTTATAACACCAAAGTATAAAGAAGCTAGAAATAAAGCTATTGAATTATTGGAAAGTGATAAATATAAAGGAATACTGGAAACAAGTGATTTTTGGATATTAGTTAATACTTATGCCAACAAAACTAAGGCTATGTATAGCGGATTAATTATAAGTCACGATGGTTGCTTAAAAATAAATGATGTTTTAGATAAAGAATTAAAATTTAAACCTGAATGTATGACGTTTGATAAAGAGGGATATAACGGATCTTTAGTATTTACTTATAATTGTCCTGAACAAGGAATCTATGAAGTTGGAGAGGTAAGTAAAAATAATTGTAAAAATGATTATCCTTATGCTATGGCACTAAAAAGATGTATGGATAGAGTAATCTTGAAAAATAGTAGAATAGCTTACTCAGGAATTTATAGTGATAGTGAAGCTGATGAATTTGCAAAAAGAATTGATGAAGATGTTGTAGATGACAAAACTAAGGAGACCAAAACAACAACAAAGAGAACTACAACTACAAAAAAGAATGAAACAAAGTTAAAGGGTGATGATGTACCAATTCAAAAAAGTCAGGTTGAATTGATAAAAAAAATATATACAGCTGAGGAATTAATGCCTTTAATGAAAAAAATAGGAAAAGTAAAAGTAGTTGAACTTACTTTATTAGAAGCAAGTAAATTAATAAAATTAAAAGAAAATAAGGAGGAATAGAAAATGGAAGAAAATAAATTAGTAATCGTAAAAGATAATGAAATAGTAATTGATAATGATTTTATAGAAAGATATAGAAACTTTAAGAAAGTTCAATTAGAAATGAGTTTAATTGAAAAAGATTTTAAAGCTCAATTAAAAAATGCTCTGGAACTAGTGGGAAAAGATAAGTTGATATTAGATGGATTTTCAGCAAAAATTAAGGCTGGATACACAACAAAGAGATTTGATTCTACAAGATTTAAAAAAGAATGTCCTGAAATTTATGAAGAATATTCTAAAGATTCAAGTGTATCAAGTTCAATAACTATTGATGTCGAATAATGATTGAATTTATTGATAAGCCACACATTTATTTAGTGAATGGAATTATTACTCCTAGTGTTAGTGAAATATTACATTTTATATTTCCGGATAAATATAAAGGGGTTAATAAGACTATTTTAAATAAAAAAGCTGAATATGGAACTACGATACACGAATCAATAGAAATGTATGAGGCTAACATTAAAACAATGTCTATAGAAGAAGCTTTTAATGTCACAATACAGGCCAAAGAATTAAGTTATATTCAAGAAGCAAGTTTTAGACAATATTTAAAATTAAAAAATAGATATGAAATAGATGTTATAGAACAAGAAACAATGGTTCAATTTGAATCAAAATACGCCGGTCGTTTCGATATGATAGCGAAAATTAAAGGTTCACTATGTTTGTGTGATATTAAAACAACAGCTGAACTAGACGAAGAATATTTAAGTTGGCAATTAAGTTATTATGAAATGGCTATGGGAAAAAAGTTTGATAAATTATATGCTATTTGGTTGCCTAAAAAAGATTTAGGACAAATAGTAGAAATCAAAAGAAAACCTAGAGAGGTTTTAATAAAAAAATTGAATGAATTTTTGGAGGTATATGAAATTGGAAAATAAAGAAAATGTAAGTTTATGTGCTGAATTAAATAAACAAAGAGATATGATACAAAATTTATGCTCTATCAGCAATAAAATTTTAGAAGTATTAAGAGGTGTAACACCAATTGAAGATAATGAATGTGTAAGTGAAAACTGCATATTAGATACACAAAAAAACAATAGTAAAAATTTATTATATTTAGAAAGAAATCTAAATGAAATAGCAAATAAAATTATAGGATAAGGAGAAAAAATATGAAAGATAAAATGATGGAAAAGGATATAGAAAAGTTATTAAGGGGGGCTAAAACAAAAATTATAGTAACTAACAAAGGAATGGGATTAGATGGAAATCTACTTGAGTTGTTAGGGCTATTAGGCTGTTTAATATATAAAATGAAAACTAGTGGTATTGATGAAACAATGTTAAAAGAGGTAGTTGAAATCGCTTTGAATATAGATGAAGAAGAAACAGAAAAAAATAATCAAGAAAGAAAAAACACAAAAAGTGAATTAAAAAAATTGATAAAAGGATTAAATGAAGCTTTAACAAAAGATTTAGAAAATTTAGTAGAAATTTTAGGAGATGATGAAGATGAATAATGTAAGTATTGTTGGAAGAATAACTAGAGATGTAGAATTAAGAGCTACAACAAGTGGATTGCCAGCTGTAAGCATGTTTATAGCTATAAATAATGGAAAAGATAAAGACGGAAACGAAAGACCAGCAGATTTTCCAAAGGTATATGTGTATGACAAACAGGCTGAGAATGTGAGTAAATATTGTTGTAAAGGTAGTTTAGTCGGAATTACAGGAAGAATAAAGACTAGAACTTGGGATAAGGAAGATGGAACTAAAGGATATGAAACTTATATTTTGGCTAGTAGAGTACAGTTTTTAGACAACAAAACGAGTGATGGAGCTGGAATACCTGAGCCTGATTATGCGCAATCAAGAGAAATAAAAGAAGAAAATGATCCATTCGCTGAATTTGGAGAATCAATAGAGATTAGCGCTGATGATTTACCTTTCTAGATATATCGTATGAAACTTGTAGGTAATTATTCTCGTAGTGGAAAAAATGAAAACTTTGAAACTGAAATTACACTTACTATACGAGAAAACTATAAACATTTAATTCAAGACCTAGATAAGAGTGAATTATATTCAATAGTAATATCTAAAGCTAAAGATAAAAGGACTGAACAGCAAAATAAATATATGTGGGGTCTAATAGGTGAGATAGATAAAGCTCGTAATGGTGATAGGTCAAATGAGGACTATGATATTTACCTTGAGGCTTTGGTAAGAGCTGGAGCTAAATATACTCATCTATTAGTTGAGCCACAGGCTGAATCAATGTTAAGAGAAAGCTTTAGAGCAATACAACTAGTTAGAAAAATACAAGTTAAGGATAAAGTCTTTAATGATTATAAATGTTTTTATGGAAGTTCAAAAATGGACACAAAAGAAATGCACGACTTAATAGAAACAATATTAGATATGGCTAGTGAATGTGGATTAGATATTGTCTATTGGAAAGATGTATTAGATTTTGAGGATTAGAAATGGGAAAGATAAGTCAAAAAGATATTGTGTTAAATCATTTAAAGAAATATGGTAGCATTTCAACGATGGAATGTTATGAAATATACAGAATAACTGATTTGCAACATGCTATCTATCTATTGAGAAAAGAAAATTATAATATTACCGACGAATGGGTAAGTAGTAGAAATAAATTAGGTTGGGCTAATAAATATAAAAAATATACTTTAGTTGAAAGTTGAGGTTGATAATATGAACGAAGAAAAAGAATATATAAATACATTTAAAAAGAATATAGAAATAGTTAGTCATTATGGAGTAAAAAAACAAATGCCTATATGGATTGAAGAAATGAGTGAACTTATAAAGATTATTTGTAAATGGGCTAGAAACTATGATGAATTAGAGGGCGATTTATCCCATAATTTAAGAGATGACTTCTATGAAGAAATAACTGATGTTACGATTTGCTTAGATCAATTAAAATATATCTTACAATTTAAAGAAGAAGATTTAATGAAAGAGTATGAGTTTAAAGTTGACAGGCAGTTAAAAAGGATGGCTGGTGAAGAAAATGAGTGAAGAAAATTTAGCAAAATTAAACTCAAGAATACAACTCGCTGAAAGCAATAATAAAATTCTAGCTCAAAAATTAAAAGATAAAGATAAGAGTATGAAAACATTAAACAAACTTTATTTGAGCGAAAAGAAAAAGATAAATACCATTTATACAGCTTTAACTACACGAAATGTTAATGAAACCAATTATAAGAAGGCTATTGAATGGATTATAAAAACTATTGAGAAAGGTAATATTTCAAAATGAATAATGATGTTTGGAACGAGTGTATATTTGACTTTAGAAATATTCCTATAAGATGTGATAACTGTGGAAGTGATAAGGTTAGATACACTTCTAATAAAGAAATTTACGGAAGAGTCTATGGAAATGGTGGTTGCTATTTATGTGATGATTGTAAAGCTTATGTTGGTGTTCACGATATTAAGAATAAAAAACCACTTGGAAGATTAGCTAACAAAGAATTAAGAAAACTAAAAATGGCGTGTCACAGAAAGTTTGATCCATTATGGAAAAATACCAATTTTAAAAGGACTGATTGCTACGGATATTTAGCAAATAAATTAGGTTTACATTTAAGAGAAACACACTTTGGTTGGTTCAATAAAGAATATTTAGAAAAAGCTTTATTTATATTAGAAAATACAACTTACAAAGATATAAGTATGTACATAAGGTCAAGACAATGCTAAATGAAACGATAGATTTGTTAACAAGACAAATGCTAGAAGATGTATTTAAAGATAAAAAAGAAAATAAAAAAGAGTTGATAACGATGAGTAAGACTGACTTATATAAATTTTGCATTAAGTTAGTCAAGCTCATTCAAAAAGTAGAAAATATGGAGGAGTAAAATGAGAAGCTTAGTAATATTAAGAGGAAGCCCAGCAAGTGGAAAATCAACTTGGATAAAGAAAATGGGATTAGAAAATTATACTTTATGTGCTGATACAATTAGACTATTAGTTGAAAGTCCTATAATTGTACCTGATAAAAAACATAGAGTAATTAGCCAAAAAAATGATAATTATGTATGGCAATTATTATTTGAATTATTAGAAAAAAGAATGAGTAGGGGAGAATTTGTTGTAATAGACGCTACACATAGTAGGTCAAGTGATTTTAGTAGATATAACAAACTATGTGAGAGATATAGATATAGACGCTATTATGTTGACTTTAGTGATGTATCTATTGAAGAATGTAAAAGACGAAATTCATTAAGAGAAGACTATAAAAGAGTTCCTGAAAATGTTATTGATAAAATGTATTCAAGACTAAAAACACAATCTAAAACCAGCGGTTGGATAGAAATAGATAAAAATAATTTTTGGAATGAAGTAGGAATGAAACTATTTGATTTAAACCATTATTCTAAAATTCATATTTTTGGAGATATTCACGGGTGCTATAATCCGTTGAAAGAGTATTTTGACAATAACCCTTATAGTATTGATGAAATGTATATTTTTTGTGGAGATTATATAGATAGAGGGTTGCAAAACAAAGAAACATTATTATTCTTAATGGAATTAGCTAAAAATAAAAATGTATTGTTTTTAGAGGGAAATCACGAAAAATGGTTAAATTATTATTCTTTAGATGAATATGAAAATATAAAAAGTAAAACATTCTTAAATAAGACTATGCCTGAAATTATTGATATTGATAAAAGTGAGTTAAGAAGCTTTTATAGAAGAATCGGTCAAGTTGCATATTTTGATTATGACGGAAAGACATATTTAGTATCTCACGGAGGAATCAGCTATGTTCCTGACGAATTACAATTAGTAGCTACTGAACAATTTATCAATGGTGTTGGTGACTATAATATACAAATAGATGAAATATTTTTAAAAAATGAAAGAGATAAAAATATTATGCAAGCACACGGACATAGAAATACTTTTGAAATAGACGGAAACCAATACTCAGTTAATCTTGAGGGAAAGGTTGAATTTGGAGGATTCCTAAAAGTAATGATACTAGAAAAAGGAAAACTTCCATCTATGGCTAAGATAAAAAATGATTATTTTGGTAAGCTTGAGGAAATCAATGAATTTAGTGAGTGTCGAGCTAAAATAACAAATATACCTATGGTAGAGCAATTAAGAATGTCAAAGGACATAAGAGAAGTAGATTTAGGGAATAATATTAGTTCATTTAATTTTACAAGAAACGCTTTTTATAATAAACATTGGAACGAATTAACTTGTAAAGCTAGAGGATTATTTGTGGATACTGAAAAAGATAAAGTAGTGGCTAGAGGATATGAGAAGTTCTTTAATGTAAATGAAAAAAGAGAAACCGAATTAGAACATCTATTAGTTAAATTTAAGGATAAAATAACTTGTTATAAAAAGGAAAATGGCTTTTTAGGTATATTGTCTTTAGTAAATTGTGAATTGTTCTTAGCTAGTAAGTCTACTAATAAAGGTGAGTTTGCTGATTATTTTAAAAAAATATTTGATGAAAGCGGAATTGATAAATTTAATTTAATTACTTACTTAAAGAACCACGACGTATCTTTAACATTTGAAGTAATTGATATTGAGAATGACCCACACATTATAAAATATGATAAATCAAAGATAGTCTTATTAGATATTATTCATAATGACTATGAATTTAAAAAAGAGCCTTATGAAAAAGTAGTAGAATTAGCAAAGTTATTAGGTTGTGAATGTAAAACAATTTACAAAGAATTTGATGATGTTAGAGAGTTCCATAAATGGTATTTAGGTAATACTGACGAAGAAGATTTAACTAAAGAAGATATAGAGGGTGTAGTTATTGAATCATCAGGAATTATGACTAAATTAAAATTCCCATACTATAACTTTTGGAAATTTATGAGAAGAGTAAAAGAACAAGTAGCTCATAAAGGAACACCTAAATTATCTAGTTTATTTAATTCAACAGCTAATTATTTCTATGCGTGGTTAAAGAAACAAGATGAAGAAACTCTAAGTAAGGATATTATCACTTTAAGAGAAAAATTTTATAGTGAGGAAAATGATAATGAATCATAGAGAGTTAGCAAGAGATTACTTTAAAAAAAGTAATCTTACTTATAAAGATATTAGTATGAATGATTTATATTATTTAATTACAATTTTAAATAAAGAAATGTTTAATGACAATATATTAATTATGATTAATGAGCCTAAAGTAAAAGGCAAAAATAAAAACATTATACTAGATAAAAATAATAAATTATTATTTGCTGGATTAAAGTGTAAGGGGAGTTATTTTGCTGATAGAGAGGCTATAACTTTTAATGAAGATGGTTTTATTGGATTTTGTGGTTGGGCTGATATGACAAGAACGATTATCTTTACAAATAGTTTTATAGAATGGTGTGATTATTTAAAAGATAAGAAATTAGGTGACAATAATGAGTGAAAAAGAATTTTGGAATCATATATATAGAAAACCAATCTTTCAATGTAATAAATTGCCTAAAGGAGATATACAATTTGGTTTAGGATTTTCAAAAGAAACTTATCATACTAACGATGGAGAGCCAATACCTGAATATACAATTTTTATAAGTTTATTTAAGTGGAATATTTATTTTGGGATAGGAGTTGATTTTAAAGATGATTAAAAAGTTAAAAGATATACTAAACACCTACACTGATGAAGAATTAGAAGAGTTAGATATATGGATTGATTCAAGAACTAAAGTTGATAGTATATGGGTGGAAGATTATAATATAAATCTTATAACTGATGAAGCTAAAGTCGAAATAAATAATAGCCTTGATAAAGAATCAAATGTGGAGGTGAATAAGTGTGAATAATAACTTAAATAGCCTGAATAACTACTTATTTGAACAATTAGAAAGACTTAATGATGATGAAGAATTAGAAAAAGACGGAGCTTTGGAAAAAGAACTGAAAAGAGCAAAAGCTATTACTGGTATTAGTACCGCAATAGTTAATAATGCAAAATTAGTATTAGATGTAAAAAAATATGCTGATGAACTAGGAATAACTAATGAAAATGAAGTTTTAAAGTTGAAAGAAAAAAACGATGAATAAATATACTAAAGAGCAAAAAGAATTTTTAATAAACAATAATTATATGAAAACGGCTAAAGAATTGGCTGAAATGTTTAATAAAAAATTTAAAATGAACCTAACTCCACAAAATATAAAAACTTTTAGAGGTAATCATAAATTAAATAGTGGTTTAACTGGAAGATTTGAAAAAGGAAATGTTCCAGTTAATAAAGGGACAAAAGGATTAATGAAAGCAAATAAAACTTCATTTAAAAAAGGTAATATACCATCAAACCATAAAAAAGTAGGTTATGAAAGAATTAATGTTAATGGTTATATAGAAATTAAAGTTAAAGAACCTAATATATTTAAGTTAAAACACAGGGTTATATATGAGCAATATTATGGAAAAATTCCAAAAGGACATAAAGTTATTTTTGCTGATGGAAATAAGTTGAATATAGATCCAAACAATTTGATTTTAGTGACTAACTCCGAAGAATTAATTATGAATAAAAATAAATTAAGATATGATGAAGCCGAATTGACAAGAACAGGTTCACTAATTGCTAAAGTAATAGATAAAACTCATAAGGTAAAAAAAGATGGAAGATTATGAACAATTATATTATGACTCGCTATATACAATAAAAAAATTAAAACAACAAAATGAAACTTTGGAGAACGATTTACAATTAGTTAATAAAAATAAAATAAAAGATGTAAGAGTAAAAAATATTATTTTAGAGCAAATGAAAAAATATAAAGAGGAGGAAGTTTTGAAAGCTGTTGAAGATGTAGTAAATATACTTGTGAAAGTAAAAGATGGAATATTAAAATTTTATATAGAAAATGGATATATTTATTGTGAAAATACAAAAAGTCACGAAAGAGTAGTTGTAGGAGGTGTTGAAAATGTATGAACTACGAATAGGAGCTTATAAAGGATATGACCCAACTACTGATTTTATTAGTAGTAAATATATTCCTAGAACAGGTGAACTTATAAAAAATATAGAATCTATGATGGAGATGATGGTAAAAGATATTATTGGACGCTTGAAGTTCAAAAAGTGCATTATGAATTATTTGAAGATGAGTCTTGTATGCCTGTTGTATATGCAAATGTTATAAAAGATGAACTGATAGAGGAGGATTGTAATGAATAAAGAGGACTATAAGCAATTACATTATTTATTAGCCGATTATAAATGGGAAATAGCTTGTGATTTATTTAATCCTAATCTTAGTAAAGAAACAAGAGATACTTTTGAAAAGATATTAGAATCTATAGAGTTCTTATTAAAATCAGTACCTATAAATTGTGAAACTAGATATTATGACAGCGTTGGGGTGTGTGCTGATGACAAATAATGAACTAAAGTTAATAAAAGAAAATAGCCGACTAAAATTAGGAATCGCTATTTTAATTGAAGAAATGACAGGAATTAAGGAATATAGAGATATTAGAAAATTTTTAGAAGACATTTTAGTTGATAACAAAGAAAAATTAAATAAAGAATCATTTTTAGAAAGGTGGGAGAAAAAACAAAATGAAAGTAGTTGACGAATCAAAAGCTAATGTTTATCTTAATGTAGATGAAGAAGATAAGAATGAAATAGTAAAAAGAGTATTAGAAGAATTAAAAAGTAAGAAGTTATTAAAGAATCCTAAATCATCTTATAAAAGTACGGAAAAGATATTATATAGCTTAAATGTATTACCTGAGGCTATCAAACTAATAGATGAAGAGGTAAAGAAATTAGAAGAAGAGGCGAAAGACATACCTACACCAACAGCTAAATCTAATACATTAGTTTTAAAAGAACAAAATAACACTTATGTTTATGGTGAAGAAACATTAGCAACTAGAATAAGTGAATTAAAACAAATATCATTAAAAGCTAAATCTCAAGTAAGATTAACAAAAAATGCTTTAATGAAGATAGCTGATAATAAATGGTATAAAATAATTCCAATGTATTATTTTGAGGAAAAAACAATAGAAACAATAGCCGAAGAATTAAATTGCTCCGTTGGTACTATAAGTATGAATAAAAAGGAATTAATAAATAAATTGAAAGTATATATATTTCCTGATACATTTATAAATGAACTATAA